AAGACTGGTGACAGAACCATGACTCCCCGTGCTAAATCATTCAAGGCTCGACACGCAAAAAACATAGCTAGAGGCAAAATGTCAGCTGCGTATTGGGCAAACAAGGTGAAATGGTAATGGCAACTAAAAAAAGACCGGGGCTGTACGCAAATATCCAAGCCAAGAGAAAAAGAATCAAGGCAGGAAGTGGAGAAACGATGAGGAAGAAGGGACAGAAAGGTAGACCCACTGCAGCACAATTCCGGAGAGCAGCAAAAACTGCTAAAAGGAGATAACAATGCCTGAAGGTAAAGGTACATACGGAAGAAGATTAGGTCGCCCTAAAAAGAAAAGACCAATGGGTGGAGCTACGAAAAGACCAATGCGTGGAACAGGGCGTGCAGCTAGAGGAGTTGCTTTGGGAGCATTGGGTATAGCAACTAGGGCAAAAAAAACAGGTAGTGCAAAGATGGCTAAAAGAGCAGGTAAGGCTACTGTTGGTTCAATGATGAAAAAAAGAAGAAAAGCTAGAACTACTAAAAGATCATCTTACCTATAGGAATATAAATGGTTGCATTAACCGATGCACACAAAGAGGAAGCAGTCAGGAGAATAGAGAAAGAATTTGCTAGAAGAAATTTTATCTCCCCTGACGGAGAACAACCCGACTTTCTTGACCATGTAAAGATTCTAGAAAGATCTCAATTACATTCAGGAAAAGCAGGGGGTGCTGCCCCATTCCAAAAATGGGACTACATCAANGACCTAGCAGCTGCGATAACAGAGAACAGATTAGTCACAGTTCTAAAAGCAAGACAGCTAGGATTCTCATGGACAAGTGCAGCTTATGCAGCATGGTTATTAACTTTCAGTCCCGGCACTAATGTGCTAATGATCTCCAAAGGTCAGACTGAAGCATTCAGCTTATTGGATAAAGTGAGGTTCATTTTGAAGAACCTCCCACAGGAGTGGCAACATCCACTATCCCCTGATTCAAGATCAGAGATAGGGATACCTTCACTGGACTCAAAGGTATTAGCACTTCCATCAACTGAAGATGCAGGTCGTTCAGAAACAGCATCTGTAGTCATACAGGATGAGGCTGACTTTCANGAATACCACGCTCAGAATTACGCAGCGGTAAAACCGACTATTGATGGAGGGGGTCAGATGATTATGGGATCTACCTCCAATAAAAGAAAAATGTCATCTCTATTCAAGGAGCTTTACAGAAATGCTCCTGACAATGGATGGAAAACAGTATTTATTCCTTGGAGTGCAAGACCGGGAAGAGATGAGAAATGGTACGAAGCAACTATGGATTCTGTTCCATCTATGGATTTACAGGGTATGAGTCCCGAGCAATACATGGAACAGGAGTATCCCACTGAGGAAACGGAGGCATTATCACCACCAAGAGCGCAAAGCATTTTCGACAGGGACATGATAATTGGAATGGAAGATTACTGCATAGAACCAATCAGACAGGTTGGGGCAGGCAACATCTATCAGGAAATAAGGGCGGGCAAGAGATATGTGGCAGGTACGGATGTCGCAGCGGGAGTTGGAATGGATTACTCCGTCACCGTCATAGTTGATATCAATACAGGGTATGTAGTAGCAGATCTAGTCACAAACACAATGCAACCTGAAGACTTTTCTGTTGCATCCATGGACCTGCTTGAAGAATACAGCAACCCTGAATGGGCTATAGAAAATAACTTTTCAGACACAGTTCTGACTCGTAGCACGAGATGAAAACTACCCAAGACTTTTCAGAAGAAGAGTCGGTAGAGGTAGAAACCAAAGAAGAGANTACGGCTGGAAAACTGATCGCATGAGNAGACAGGCTCTGTTCGATGAACTTAGAGCTTCTTTTAATGCAGGTCAACTTACCATCCCTAACCGATATGGCTTAGATGAATTTTCTACCATTATTGCGTCTCCGGGGAGAAAAGCCACAGGCAATGGGTGGCGCTCACGATGACTATGTAATGGCATTAGGAATTGCACTTATGTGCAAAGAAGAAAAAGGAATGGTTAGTAACGGAAAAATAATAAGACTACCAGCATTCGCATAGGAAAAATAACATGGCTGATTTAAGGGAACGACCCGAAGCAGAACAAATTACACGCTTCTACTCAAAGATGACCGAACTATGGTCAAAAGCTCACGAAGAATTTCGTGATAACGATGCGTACTACCAAAGAAAGTTTACTGTGTGGAATCAGAATTATCAGGGCAGACCTGTGTTCTATGACTCCACCCCTACCCATCTTGTAGATCACGCAGTTTCATCACTTATGAGTTTCTCACCAAGAATCAGAAGAGAACCTATTGGTGACACAGAAGAAGATAAAATAAATTCAACGAATTTGGAACATGGATTAAAAGCTGTCATGGATAATGCAGCACTCAATGAACCCAACCTCCCATGGAAAATGCTATCTCAATATATGGTAGCTCATGGGTATGGAGTAATTGAAGCTCCGATACTTACAGGATTGTCAGAAAGACCAAAATCACCAGACAGATCAAAGTTTGCAACTGACGAAGAATACGAACAAGAGTTAGCTATCTATAACGCTAACAGAAAAGATTTTAACCCTATCAGGATTAGAATCCCACACCCATCTACAGTATTGATGAATCCAAATGAGAAGATTCCTACGATTGCAATAAAAGCATCTAAGATGTCAGCTCAGGATTTGCACGATCAATCTGTACTAAAGAAGAAAACACAAAGAAGAAAATTTGCAGAAATTTTTGAGATGGATGATTACGACCCATGGGATGAGGTTGAAGTATGGGATTATTGGACTCCATACTGGCACGTTAAAATGTTAGCCAACCCTGCCCCAACATATGGTAGTCCGAACTCTGCCGCAGCTACACCAATTTACATGGAACGCAATACCTGGGGGTTCGTTCCCTTTGTCCATGCGTTTGCAAATTTGTCCGGTATGGATATTGCAGATGAAGGTGGTGACCCATACAACTTTGCTCAAGGAATACTAACTCCTAACAAAGAAACCATTAGAAAAAGAACTCAAGAAGTTTCAGCATCACATCAGATGCTTTTAAGAACTGCGTTTGCACCAATGGGTACATCGAGAGATCCGATAACTTTGGCTCAATCAATTCAAAATGAAGGAATACTTGAGGGAGAAGTTCAGGATTACTGGGTTATGAATACACCAGATATTCCTGCTTGGATGCAAAACATTAGATCAGGAACTGACTCTACATTAGAACTTGGAACTTATTCATCTTCATTAGCAGGTGTACGGCAAGCGGGTGTGACAACTGTAGGACAACAGGCAATTTTAAATACTGCAGCTATGCGTATTTTTTCAGGTCTTGCCATGCAGAGAGAACACATTGCATCTATTGTCGGAAGTCGAATTTTGCAATTAGTAGATAACGTATCTGAACTTGCATCAGGTATTGGTGCTCACGGAAAAATGTTACGCAAATCACAGATTAATGGTGTATATGGAGTACAAGTTGTATTCCCACACGCTGAACCTGTGATGGAAATGCAAGAAAGACAAATGGCTATGAGTGAACACGCAGCAGGTTTGATTGACTCAATGACATATTACGAAATGACTGGTAAAGAAAACGGAACTGAAATCAAGAAACGAATAATTGAGGACAATATCCGCAACTTACCATCAGTACAAGAAAAAATGAACAGCACTATCGGTCAACAATTAGGTTTGATTGATGAAGAAAATGCTGGTCAAGCGGCAGATGAAATTCAACAGCTTACTCAAGGTGGTATGCCTGGACAACCTCCAAGACAAGGAGCAGCTCCACCCGATATGAATAGGCCTTTGACTCCTGACACAGTTCAACCAACGAGGATAGACCTTGCCTAATACAAATATAGTTTCTGAAGCAATTACGACTGTTATTGGTGAGTACAAAACTCTACTTAAAGAGTCGGCTAAAACAGGAAATAAAGTAGACAAAATATCAGGTGGCAACAAAGGTGAAGAAATGTTGCAAAACCTTTTTAACAGTAAAGGCCTTGATTTGTCACGAATGAGGCGATTGTAATGCCAGATCCTACTATACCCGTATCAAGAAGACCTAGTTTGTTACTTGAGGACATTGATCCTGAAATACAAACTGGGGAAATTGGACAGCTTCAGTCTTTTGCGGAGCAAGCTAGACCTGGAATTCAAGCAGACTTACTCGATTTTTATACGAATTTAATCTTATTGAAAGTTAATTTAAAAAACAAAATTCATATTGATGCAGTAGATGAAGAGACAGCTGTTGAAGTACAAATGAAGGCAAACCAAGCTAATGATGAGAATAATGATTTTCAAATTGCGACTACAGCAGAACAAGTAGCTTCAGGTGCAAGTAATTCAAAAGGTGGTCCTGGTAATAAATCTACAATCAAGACCCTTAAACAATACAACTTAGCAGACATAAGGCTTTTAATAAATCAAAAAACAGATCAAGTAATTAGATTATATGAAAGAGATACAGGTTATTCAGGAGAAGATCTTAGGGCAGCAATTAAAGCAGATCTTTTAGTACAAATGTATAGCAATATAAACATTGTAGACAAAGATGGAAACAGATTTTCCAATGAAGCTATTAGACNAAATTTAAATCAAATATTTGGAGAGGGTGATGAAAAATTTGTTTTTAATTGGGACTACCTAGCAAGTATTGCTTACAACGTAACAGAGCCAGTAGTGTTTGATGAATTAGGAGATTCTTTAATAACTTCTTCTCTTCACACAATTTTAAATGCAACTAGTCATGAGCTCATAGGCGATCCGACAACTTTGTTACTTGAGGAAAAGTTAATACCTGTAATTACCCAAGCAGTGAAAAAAAATACTATTTCCCCTGTATTAGGTACGAAAATTTTAGGTTATGACGTTAGTGAAAAAGAAGGATTAATAGAAGAAGCAGGTGAATTATATGAGTTTGATTCTGCACCTCAACAAAATGCCTTTTTAGATGAAATGGTAAGAAATCAAGATGTGTTAAGTAACATCTTAGATGTAACTATGGGAGCTTTAGACGAGGACTACTTAGACTTCTTTGAAACAAACACTAAACCAAATCAAGATTTTACAAACAAAATAATTCAAAAGATTGATGCAGACTCTACAAGATATTTTGTAGAACAAAATATATACGATCCAATAGCAGTTGATGTTTCAGGGCTAGCTACTAGTAGCAGTAAATTTACACAATTTATAGAAGACATGATAGACAACCTAGGTGGAGTTTCTGAACCTAGTAAACACATCAATGAAAATGGGAAACAACTTCAGAGCTGGGAAAGCAAAGCCTATGGAGATGTAAATAGAACAGTCATCAAAAATGCAAAACAAATTTTTGATTTATTTGTAGCTCCATCAGGAGTAATTTTTAGTGGAGCAAGAGATGAGGGATACAAACTAGGTTTGTCACCTGATGAGTTTGTGGCAGACAGATTACAAAAAGCTGTATCAACTTATTTTGTAGTGAATGACCAAACAGGGATTAACGAGTACCAAGCAGAGGTGAATAAACACACTGAATCTGGTAGAAGAAAATTGTTTNAAGCTAATCCGAGGCAAGCAGAAAATTATTTGTCTAATGCGTTAGCCGAAAACGAAGAATATTACGTTGACGGAGCTCCTGTTACAAAAAGTATGATTGATCCTGAACTTTGGAAATCATGGACAAAAACATACACAGATTTTTCAGCAGAAGAGGCCTTAGCGTTTATAGGCTCAAACATTGAAGACAATGTAGCTGACTTTAGGTTTGCTGATGACGCATCACGAATTGGTGACATTATCAGATATGCTGAAGGAAAAGGAATTTTAGATGCATTTACTTCTCCAGCTTTCAGAAGTCATTTCACAAATGTTGTAGCTCCACGAATAGCTAAGGACATTCGCTATAGCGATGTTGCGGGAACTCAAGAAATTGCAGATTTATACAACAGTGCTTTTGATGAACTGACAGCCATGGATAAAAGTGCTGTCGATTTTGACAGACTTACTGATCCTGTATTTACAAGTATCGAGGGTGGACCAAAAGTTCCTGGCTTTCCGGGTCTTACTATTGGTCAAATGAAAGGTGACGTACCTCCAGAATTTGATTTAGAAGGTGTGTCGCAAGAATTACAAGAATTAACTATGGAAAGACCCGAATACGCAGAATTTGTCATGAATCAAATGGGGTCTACAGACTTTCTTGAAGCATGGAAAGCTGCATCAGTTCCTCAAAGAGATGCCGCTGGAATAAGAGCAAGATTAGGAGGAGAAACTGAAGACAACCAATTTATTCGTGAAAAACAGAGAGCAAGACTAAAAGTAGTTGAAGATTTATACACTGATGCTGTTAACAGAGATGAACTTACAGATGAAATCACATCGAGGTTAGAAGAAGCTCAAGAAATCTATGAACGTGAAACCAGAGTAGACGCAGAAACTGGCGTAGGGTTACCTGTAGGCGATGAATTTATGCCAGGTGGTTTTGCTAGAAAAATGATTAAAGACGAGTTCACTACTCCAGGGTTAACTTCACAACAATTTTTGCAAGAACAACTACCGGGATTTGAAAGAAGATACAAAGATAGTCCTTTCTTTAAACAAGAAGAAGATAGGTTAGAACGTGAAAGGCGGGAAACTTTAAGGAGAAGACCCGGAACACAAGCAACTATAGTAAGAAGAGGTAGAAGGTAATGTCACATCACACTGCTGAAGCATGGCTAAAAGACAATCCTGGTTTAGGCGGCCTTTCTTTGCCGGGTGCAGGTAAACTTGAAGAAAAACCTCAACCTAAATCCAAACCTACTGAAACTGGACAAAGTACAGCTACTTGGCTNGAAGATCCTAGGGAAATATATTTTAAAGACTCAGCAATTTCTTTTTTTAATAAACAGGACCGAGACTATTATCAAAAAGAATTAGCACTGCAAACTACAAGAGCAGGTAGAAAAAGACCGGGTGAAGAGGGATTTATTGGGCCTTCTACAGGACCTGACAATATCAAATTTGATTTGCCCGATGACCCTACAGATGCAAAAAGATATGTACCTACCTCAGCAGAGTTAGAGGCTTTACATTCTGCAGGACTTTTGTTGGACCCAAACACTCAAATGCCTTTGTATCCATTAACAAATGCATCATCTGAATTTAAACGAAAAATTTCAGGACAAATGCAAAATCCATTGTTAGCAGCAGGAGGATTGGCAGGAGGAGTAATATTTGGTGCTTCTGAAGAATTTGGTAAACAAGTTAGATTTGGGCTTGAACAGACTTTTACAAAAGAAGGTCGAATGTATGGTGATAGAAAACGTGATGAATTTGTAAATGCTGTAGCACTAAAAGAAGCAGAGCTAGGCAGAAGTTTAGATTTTTACGAAAGAAGAATTTTATTTGATGAAACTTTTGATGTACCAGGAATTGACACTCCACTTGGTGAATTGAGTTTTAGGACTCCCGTTGAACTTATTGCTGAAATGGCTTTACCCGCTACGATACTTGATAAAGCATTTGGACTTGGTTTCAAAGGTTTGTACAGAGGATTTAAAACTGTTGGTGGTGAAACATACTACGGACTCAGACAAACTAATGTGCCGGGTGCTGTCCAAGATAAGGCACAGATTGTTCCAGCACCTGAAAAAAATCCATTCAATTTCCCTGAAGTGAAAGTAGAACTTACTAAATCAGAATCTTTGTATTCGTCACTGAAAGAAATGGTTGGATTTACAATAACCAAATACGATGATTTGTTGGATCAGATCGGAGACATTATTGTCGATACAAAAAGACAGAGCTGAAAGTTTAGGTAATGCAATGTCTGCAGACCTTGATTTTAGTAATTAGAAGAGATTTTTTCCTGAATGATTCTGGTCAGGTTCCCGGAGTTCCTAAAGTAGATGGAGCACAACCTACAATTTCTGACATTGCCGCAGATTATGAAAGATATAAACCACATCTTAATGAACGCCAACGCCAAGTGATGGAAGAAATAAGAGACAGATTAGCTCCTTTAAGAGAATCTTTAGATCAGTTTAATGTAAGGATTGGTCAGAGACTTGATATACAAGAAGGTGGATTTTACATTCCTAGAGGGCAGGCTTTTACACCTGAGCAAATTTTAGGTGAAGTACCAGCTACTGGTAAAAGACAAGGTTTTAAAAAGAGAGCAAGTGAACCAAGTCAGGGTGCTGGTATAGAAGACGATAAGCTGACTTATGTTCCGTTCTCGGACACTATAAAATCGTATGTAAATGCAGTTGGTGCTGAATCAGCTAATCAGTACATAGCTAAAGTTCTAAACAATGCAAAAATGCCTGACGGAAAACTTATGTCTTCCACAGAAAAAGCCAGGTTAATGGAACATCCTGTTTATATAAAAGTACAAAATTTACTTAAAGAAAAGAAAAAGACCAGAAAAAAACTAGTTGCTACATCAGTTAGAAATAAAATTTTGCAAAAAGTTGCAAGAACTGCAAACAGAACAAGACAGAAAAAANNGACAGAAAGACATCAAAACGAAATGAGAAGGGTTGAAGAATATACAGGCTCTTCTGAACAACGTGCAGTTGGAGCAAGAGTTGAAAGATCAAAAAATAGGTATGAAGACTTTTCAGGTGCTTACAATGTTGCCGATATTAAGTTAGCTAGAAAAATTGGCAGAGAAGCCAAAAACGATTCTAGAAAAATGATTAAGAAAATACAAGCAACCATTCAAGAACTCAGAAGCATGGATTCAAAATACAAAAATGTTGATAACAAACTGTATAAGAAAACATTAAAACTACAAGAGTTGTTAGATGAATACGATCAATTAGCACAATCTGCTAATGAGTCTGTACAAAAACTAGATGTACCTAAAGAAGTAAAAGAAACTGTTGAGGAAGTAACACAAGAAGTTTCTGAAGAAGCACAAAAAGAAATTGATGAAACAATAAGGCAAATTAATGAACTTAACAAAGGAGCTTCTGGCTATATCGAAGTAGATGGGCGTGGTAGGTTTGAAAATAAAGTTGGTATGCCGAATGACCCACTCATAACAGGCAAATATATTGTCAATGACAACAACATCATGTTTCCAATTATAGGGAAAGTAGCTAGAAAAATTGCTTTGACTGCTGAAGAATTTGAACTGTTTGAACAATATAGAAGTACAGTTGACCTAGTGCTCAAAGCACAACCAGGCAACCCAAACGGACCGATTCGTAAGGAACAACTTGATTTAGCAGGTGAACCTATACTTCAAGATCCAGTTGGTTTTGAAGACGAGTTTGGGCAAGTAGTTTTAGCAGGAGATGCTGAAGCAGCCGCCAGACAAGCTGAATTTTTAGACTCAGCGGGTGAACAATACGAAAACCTTTTGAACAAAATTGATGAAATTAATGAAGGCACTGACGAGCTATTTGATGCGATTGGCCCACTAACAAAAAACCTTGACAACATTAAATCGATGAAAGG